TTTTGGATTAAAAGAACAGCAGCTGCTGGAGACGATTGGAGAATTTATAGTGGAGCTTTAGGTGGTACTAAAAATATTAAATTAAATAGTAATGATGCAGCCGCTACAGGAACCAATATATTTAATGATACTGACGCTGATAGCGTTAATATAACTTTAGGTAGTCATAATTCTGCAAACGCATCAGATGCTATGATTTGTTATGCTTTTAAATCTATTCAAGGATTTTCAAAATTTGGAACCTACATAGGAAATAATAATTCAGATGGAGCTTATGTTTACCTCGGATTTCGACCCGCTTGGCTTATGATACGAAGAACAGATGCTAGCAGTAGTGATTGGGTTATTATGGATAATAAAAGACTAGGTTATAATCCAGATTTTAGAATTAATTATGCTAATTTAGCTAATAATGAAGAAGCATATCCTGAACTAGATTTTCTTTCTAACGGATTTAAGTTAAGGGGTGCTGGTGCATTAACTAATGACCCAAATACATATTTTTATATGGCTTTCGCAGAAGCACCATTCGTTAATTCAAACGGAGTACCTTGTAACGCAAGATAATTATGGGATTTATTAATTCAATACCATCAACTACTTCTATTGCAACTGGTGATATACAAGCAGATGCAATTACTAACGCAAAGATTGCAGATGATGCAATTAATAGTGAACATTATACAGATGGAAGTATTGATACAGCTCATGTTGCAGACAATCAAATTACAACTGCAAAAATAGGTTATGCTGAAGTTACTCTTACAGATGGATCTACAATATCTTGGGATGCCTCAACGTCAGATGTAGCCAAAGTTACTCTTGCAGGAAATAGAACATTAGCTGCAGCATCAAATGGAACAACAGGACAATTTGTTTCATTGCTTATTATTCAAGACGGAACAGGAAGTCGAACTTTAACTTGGAATGCTGTATATGAATTTAAAGATGATACTGCTCCGACATTAACAACTACTGCATCTAAAGGAGATTTATTTGTATTTAGATATAATGGTAGTAAATATTTAGAAGTTGGAAGAAATACAGCATTAACATTAAGTTAAAATGATATGGCTAATAATTATAAATTTAAAGGAGTTGCATTAGCAACAGGTAGTGAGACTGCTTTACTTACAGCAGGATCTGATGAAACAATTATAATAAGATCTATGATTGCTACTAATAATACGTCAAATACTCCTACGTTATCTTTAGATATAGCAGACAGTTCTGCTAGTGCAGAATATACAATACTTAAAACACATACTTTATCAGCTAATACATCTGGTGAAGTATTCACAGGTTCACCCCTAGTTTTAGAACCATCTGATGCAATTAAAGCTACGATAAGCTCGTCAGATTCGATACATTTTGGTATAAGTTATCTAGTGATAACATGATTAATTTACATTATATACCAACTAAAAGTGTTAACGAAGTTTGGACAGTAGTTAAAACAGACATTGCTAACTCTTTAAATAGATCTAATGGTTATGCTTTAGCAGACCATATTAAAAAATGGATCAATGAAGAAAAAATGCAGTTATGGATTCTTTGGGATTCAGAGGCTGATAAGAAATCCAAGTATTATGGATTAGTAGTAACAGAAGTAATACAAAGACCATTACAAAGATGTTTGAATATCAAAATTATGACAGGCAGACATCGTGAGAAATGGCAACATTTAATTAAACACATAGAAGATTTTGCATGGCAACAAAACTGCGACTTACTAGAGTTAGTTGCTAGACCAGGGTGGAAGAAAATTCTAAAACCTTTTGGTTATACTGAAAGCCATGTACTATTAGAAAAAAAAAAGGAGAATAAATAATATGTCATCAGGAGGAGGCGGAGGCGGAAATACTGGTAGCACAACACAAACAAGTATAGTGCAACCTTATGCTCCAGCCGAACCAGCATTAAATCAGATTTTATCTGAAGCAGGTACAATATATGGACAAGGTCCAGGAGCTGCAGGATATGTAGCACCTACAACTCAAACTATGCAAGGTATTGCAGCACAAGAACAAATGGCGAACGCTGCTAATACTCAAATATTGAATACTATTCAGGGACAGTACACTAATCCTTTTTTATCTCCTATGATTAGCCAAGCTGCTACTGATATTTATTCAAATGTTGCAGGACAATTTTCTGGTGCAGGTAGAACACCTACTTCACCATTAGCTCAATCTACTGTTATTGGACAAGTAGCTAACAAAGCTATGCCTTTAGCCTTTCAACAATTAGAAAGAGAACGTAATAGACAACTACAAACTGCAAGAGCTGTTCCGAGCTTAACAGCTGTTGGAGGACAATTAGAAGACATACAAGCTCAACAACAATTAGCTCCACAGATGGCACTAAATCAATACGCACAAAACGTATTACCTATTGCATCTGGCTGGGGTACAACAACAGGAACTGGAACTCAAACATCGCCTCAAGCTAATCCAATAGGAATGGCTGCAGGTGGAGCTATGTCAGGTGCTGCTATGGGCAGTATGTTTGGCAACCCTTTAATGGGAGCTGCAATCGGTGGTGGTTTCGGATTATTAGGAGGATTATTATAATGGAAAAAATATTAAAAGAAATAGAACATTTTAGCAAAGAACACAGAAAAGTAATGATAGCAGTAGGAGTTATTATTGTTATCGCTTTAATCATATAAGGTTAACATGAAAATCTATAATAAGATTGTTTTAGACAAAGATAATAATATTATCGAAGAAGATCATTTTGAATATAATGGTCCAATTTCTTATTGTGGAAGTAGTGGTGGATCTAGTTCAGATTCTAATAGTGCTCCATCTGTATCTTATACTGGAACAACCTCAGTTTCAGATTATGATGCAATGGATATGGATGCTATTATAGCTTCTGCATTAGACATAGTAGCAGACGAAAGTACATTAAAAAATGATATGGGTGAAGTATTATCTATTAAATCTGCTGATGAAGATATACAAAAAATACTTTATAATTTATTTTATGATGTTTTAAATATAGAATTTAATCTATGGCCT